GGAAAGAAAGGTATCGTAGATACCTTTACTTTTTAAAATTGTATGTTGATGAGGGATTTACATTTGGTCCCAAAGGAGTTTTAGGAGATTGGTTACCTTTTTTAACCTTTTCAATTTTTTCATTCTGGTCTTTATTGTATTCACTAATAGACTGAATGTGGAATCTTCTTAACCAAATAGGCATATTATAAATTTCTGAATGTTGAAATCCACCACCACCATGGAACACTAGAAAATGTATTTGGTCAAATAATAGTTTCCTATATTGTGGCGTCAGGCCAAAAAAAGTCAAGCCCAACAGGAATTTCTACTTTTGTAGTATTCCCCTCGTTATCTTCATAGTCAAAAGATAAGTCTACGCTAGGTTGGATTTGTGCAACATATTTTCTAAATTCTCTTGCTTCACGAGCTAAAAATTTATTATCAACAAAATTTCTAATTACTGATTTTTCATAATTACCATCTACAGATAAAATCATATATTTTAACCTAGTTGATAAATCTCTAGTAATATTTTTATCTACTTTTTTTAAACCTTCTAATTCCTTTTTTATAGCATTATCATCTCCATGAGTTAATAACTTAAAAGTTAATTTAGTTTTTGAAGTAGGTAAAGTAAATTCAAATTCATTTTTACCTTCTTCAATTGGTTTAGCAGATAAAGGTTTATCTTTTATTTTAGTTAAATCTACAGTAATTTCTTTTCCTCTGTAAGTAAAAGAATAATCTGCTCCATAACCTAAAACTCTAGCAGCTACCATAAGAGCATCTTTATCTCCTGTTAATAATTCATTATAATTGATTTTAGAGATAATTAATGATTGTAATAATTTATCAATTACTGTACCATTAGCTATTAAGTTTTGATTAGTTAAGATGTCTTCTTCTCTTGCGGTCATATACTTCATTTCTAAAATACCATCTTTTAATGATGAATCTTGTGGATAAAGTAAACCTTTTGAGGGTAATGTGACTTCTTCAGCCGGAAATTGATGTTTTTGTTCCATAACGTTATTTAATTTTAAAACTAGTTCGGATATACATATATGTAAGAATAAAAAAAGCGCCAAAAGGCGCTTTTCTTTTTTATAAAATATAATATTAGAAATTTAGTATTGCATAATCCATTACAATAGTCATTGATATATTTGCAGGGGCATCTGAAGTCCAATCCATACTACCAAAACTTGCGTTTTGACAATAAGCTCCTTTCATAATCCATTCTTCAACTACATCACCTACTGGTCCTAAAGTTTGAATTTTTAAATCTTTTTTATAAAAATCAGAATAACCATCTCTACCAGTAACAGATTCATGTGATAATCTTACCCACTCCATTACTGCTTGAGCACCTGATGGTGTTACAGGATCATAAAGTTCAGCTGTGACATTGTCCCAATTTGCTTTTCCTTTGATTTTTCTTTTCACGTTAATATGATCAAGAACTACTTCTCCAAAAGAAATAGCTGGTCTATCAATTTTTTTAATAAGATATGCTGGTATGCCTTCAATTTCCATTAGAAACCTATTTTGTAATTTAGGTTCGAATGCTGTAAACATCATCTGATTTGATTCTAATATTGCCATTTTTTTATTTTAATTTATTATTTTGTTATAAATATAAGCCTTTTAAATTTTTAGTAGCCTCCTCCACCACTTCCTCCAGTAGCACCTCCTCCTGTAGCACCTCCACCACCATCAAAAGTAGCTCCTGTAGGTAATACATTAAAGTCTAATACTATAAATTCAGCTGTTTTGGTAGGTTGTAAATAAATAGCTCCTACTAATTGATTTCTATCAATTACATCTGGTGTATTATTACCACCATCCATTTGTACTCTAAAGGCAAATAATCCTTGTCTTGACTGTACTGATTCTAAGTATGGATTAACTATATTTAAGAATCTATTTCTTGTTTGAGTTGTATTTTGTTCAAATACTAAGAATCTACTAGAACTTGCAATAAATTTCTTAAGTGAAATTAATAATCTTCTAACATTAATTCTATCTAATGCTGTTGATCTTTCTTGTAATGTCTTTTGACCCCAAATACAAACACCAGTTGCTGGGAATGTAGCTATTGGATTAATTTTAGCATCATATAATGTATCTCTTTCATTTTGGTTTAATCTAACTTTAGCTTCTAATACATTTCCTAAAATTCCTCTATTTAAACCTGCAGGTGCGAACCATTCAGCTCCTATTCTATCTGAAGCAGCTATTGCTCCTGGTACAATTACTGATGGTGGTACTAATACTGGTCTATTAACGGAAGAATCAAGTACTTTAACCCATGGATAATAAACTGCAGCGTAATTAGTGTCTAAACCACTTACATTACTTACTGCTGTGTTTACAGATGAATCTACTGTACTTAAATCCATTACAAAAAATGCATCTCCTCTTCCTTCTACCATATCAATACCTGCATTTGTTACTAATGGGTGTAATGAATGAATAACACCAGGCATTGCTAACATATTAATATCATATTCATCTTGATTTGATAGTATATCTAATGCTTTTTTATAAGCTTTATATCCTGTTGCATTTGTTGTACTTAAATCAAACCCATATAAATTACTATTTTCTATTTGTGATCCTATTTTTTTAATTGTCCATGGTGCTAAACCATCATCACCTCCTTGGAAAGGAACTGTAAATTTAAGTTGTGAATTTGTTGGTCCATCTGCTCCTGTTGTATCAATAGAAGCACTTAATGAACCTGACCATAAACTAGAACTTGGGTGACCACTATAATTTTCTACGCTAAAGTTTCCAGCTATATTTGTTTCTGCACTATTAGGTAAAGGCTGTAAGAAATTTTCATTATCTGAATCTTTATCTAAAAATTTAAATCCTAAAAATCCTTTTGGGTTATATGTTAAATCTGTTCCTATTTGTTGTACTCCTTCATATGAAGCAGATGGGAAAGTACAATTTACATCTAATGAACCTGTATTAAATGTATTTTTAACTGCTTTAAATCCTTTTGGGGATAATTTAGGAGATAAGGATCCATTTGCAACTGCTTCAGAAGCTTCTACTCTAATATATTTTGAAATATTTGGATAATTTCCAAGTAATTCAACTTTATTTAAAACTTCATTGTATTCTGGATATCTATCTCCAATTCTTCTTGAAATATAATTTGGTGAATTAGGATCAAGATTTACATTATTATATTGTTCTAATATAATAGGAGTTTTATCAGTATCATTTGTTTTTCTTACTAATACAGAAAATGTAGAATATTGTTCAACTCCATTTATATCTGATGGTTCTTTTAAATTAGCAATAGATATTTTATATTCATGACATAAATGTCTTCCATGATCAATAGTGTGAAAAGCAAATAAATCTTTTTGTCCTTGTGCAATTTGTGATTGGATAAATGGTGTTGAAGAATAACCATATCCTTCTATTTTTCCTATTCCATCAAATACTTGGTTATTAGAACTCATTTTAGCTATTTGAAGTACTGATCCTGAACCTATTCCACTGTAACCAGTTAAGTCATCTGTTGCTAAGGCATTTGTTTGGAAATTTTTAAAATTTAAATATGTGTATCCAGGCATTCCATCAAATGCTGTAGCACTTGAAGCTCCATCTCTACTAGTATCCGCATTATATCCAATATATTTAAATAAATAATCTACATTAGATGGATTTACAGAAGCAGTAAAAGTTGTTGAAGTAACACCAGATCCATTTAAAGTAATTCCAAAACTTGAAGTAATTACATGTCCTGAAGATGGAGTTATTGCTGATGTATTAAGAGTTGGTGTTCCTGTTGCTTTAGCAGGGTAAATTAATCCTGCTAATACTCCTCCTTCTAATGTAGCATTAGTACCTCCTAGTGTTGATACACCTGAATCTGTACTAATTGTATCACCAGATCCTGTTTCAAATGTAAAACCATTTCCTGATGTACCCGCTACTGAGGCTGTAAATTCTAACCCAGCTGCACCCGAACCTGAAGTAGCAGCAACACCAATTGTAGTTGCAACTGTACCACTTAATTTAGCTGCTAAGTTAGTCATAACTGTTGCATCACTTGAACCTGTACTAGCAAAGAAAATACCTGCATCAGTATCATCTGCAGGAAGTGCTGCGGGATCTGCTGCTATAATTCTAAATTCTGTTCCTGCGGGGTTTGTAATTTGTAATTCATCACCTTCGTCTTGGAAAAAACTATCTGCTATTACAAGAGAACCTGTTGCAAAAACAGCAGCGGCTGCAGTTCCTGAACCTATTATTACTCCTAAAGGTTCAATATTACCTGTTGAAAATGTATATCCACCTCCTGCTAGTATTCTTGTTACTGTAACTGATCCTGCATTTTTTAAGTATTCTCTAATTGTTTGTGGAACATATGTGTCTGAACTTAGTGGTCCAAATCTATTTTCGAATTCTTGAAAACTTCTTACTACTGTTGGTACAAAAGCTGGTCCTTTTACAGTAGGTCCAATGATTGCTGCGCCTATTGCGCCAACTCCTTGAGGTAAGAATGAAAGGTCGTTTTCTCTTGTAAAAACACCTGGTGAAATGATTTGTTCTGCCATCTTATATTTATTTTATAAAGTTATGTCTGTGGTTGGTTCTCATATAAATATGAAAAAAAAACACAAACCAAAACTAAATCCCTATGATTTAGTCGATTATAAATATAAAAAAGATTTTAAAAACTATTTACTAGGGGTAAAAGTACCTGAACTTAGGTCAATACTACCATTACCATATTTATCTGATAGTTTTTTAGCTATGTTAGTTTCTTTTTCTTCTAAAACTTTTAATTCTTTTTTTAATTTAAGTTCAGTTTCTTCTAATTTAATCTTATTAACATATAATTGACCCATAGTAGCAGTTAACTGAGAAACTTCAGTTCTTAAATCTACAAGTTCTTTTAGTTCTTGTTCTGTAAAAGATTGTGGTTGAGATTTTAACTCCTGAGGTGATGGGATTTTTTCATTTTTTATTGCCATAACTTATAATTTTATCGGATATACATATATGTAAATTAGAAAGACCCACCATTAATTATAGATCCTGTTATACTTCCTGATAGTATTAGATTTGTTGTTCCTACGCCTACTTTAAAATAATTATTAGTATTAAGATTATTTAAATCCTGAAATAATACACCACTTACAAATGTTGCTATTCTAGCAGGTGATTTGAATTTTAAAAAAGTTCTATCATCATTTTCATGTATTAATGCTTCTACTTTTGTAAATTTTGTAGAAGTATCATCACTTTCAGCTTGGCCTTCTCGAAGTAAATTTGCACTAGCTGTTGTTATAGGTCTTCCCGCTTTTAAATTTACTAAATTTGATTTATTAAGAGATTCTCCTCCAATTTTTATACTATCATCATCAAACTCACCTGTTGAGGCAGAAATAGTTAAACATTCTAGTCTACCAAATGATCCTGTAGAAGTTGCGCTTGCACTTATGTGACCTGGAGAAGAGGCTGTTATGTTTCCTGTAAAATCATGTGAATTATTACCAGGGTTAATTACAAATGCACTCACACCGTTTTTAGAAAAAGTAATTGTTGAGCCCGCTGAATCTAGTCTTATTTGTCCCGCAGAATCAAAACCTAATACTGGTCCTTTAATAGTTTGAGTGGTTCCTCCATCTAAAGTAAGAGTATTTGCCGTTATATCACCACTTGCACTTATATTTGAGCCTGTTATATTGCCTAAATTTTGTAACGAACTTGAAATTGTTCCATCTGGAATAGAAGTTGTTGAGGCAGATTCTGTTACTGAAGTATTTATATTATCTCCTTGAACTTTAAATAAACCTGTATCTGATTTATAAAATAAAACTCCATCTTTTGTATTAATAACAATATCATTAGGAGAAAATTCTGTAGATTTAGGGTCTTTATTTTTAGTTCTTATAGTCATATATTATAAATATATTATTGGTTTTTTAATATATTTACTTCATCAACTAATTCATTTATTTTTTCAATTAATAGTCTAAATATATATGCTTCACCATTAATTGTTTCTAATTCGTTAAGTGTTTTATCTGTTCGTATTTCTGCTTTAGGAATATCTCCTAAAGAACCACTATTTATAGAATTTATGTTTGACATGTTATTTACTTTTAAGTTATTGCTTCTACTGTTATTGCAGTACCTGAAGGTAATGTTCTTAATTGAGCACCTGCAACAGATTGGTCTTCTTGACCAAATCTTAAATCATATATAGAATTTGCAGCTACATTTACAATAACAGTAGCTGCAAAAGTTACCCCTGAAGGTCCTTGATCGTGTTTAAATCTATGATATCCTCTAGCTTCTGATCCATTAACTAGTGTAACATCACCAGCACTAGTTTCTTGAACTAATCCACAAAAACCTTCTGCTCTACCTGAACCATTATTTATTTCTATTACAGCATTGTAAGTAAATTTATATAAACCTGCTCTAGATATAGTTAATCTATTACTAGATAAACTAAATACACTACTGTGGCTATTTTGTTGTTGAGATAAGGTAATTGTTGTTGTATTAGTTGCTGGAAGAGAACCTTCTTGGTCTCCTGCATTTGATCCATGAAGTGTTTGAGTAGTTGCACTAGTATTTGTTGCAAAGAAATATAAATTAGGTCTTACAGTAAATTGTTTTCCTGATCCATCATCTGCAGTTATAGTTCCACTTGCACTTATATTACCTGAGGCTGTTATATGGCCTTCTACATTTATATTTGCGCCTGAAAATTTTACATCACCTCCTGACGGATCTATAATTAAATCTCCTACTATATCTATCTCTGGTGTTGAACCTACATTAAATCTAAATCTTTCCGTACCCTCATCTTTAAATATTATGTCTCCTTCAGTATCTAATATTATATCATCCCCTGCATTTAAAGTAAGGTCACTATTATCAGATATTGTGGAACTATTAATTGTTATATGTCCCCCATCTATATCTCCCCCTATTATTGAGTTTGCTATAATTGTTCCACTCGCACTTATATTACCTGAGGCTGTTATATGGGTTGTATTTACATTTACAATAGTACCAACTCTTAATGTATTATTACCTCCAGAAATTGTAGCACCATCTGTTAATGTTATTTGG